AAATTGACTTCATCGTAATAGGATAAGCGAGAATATAACTATAAAGCACTAATTCAGGTATGGCTTTCCCATCCTTGTAACTTCTGAAGCGTTGAGGGTATAACAGTTTCAATAACACATGTTTCCAAGGACGGTACCCTCCAGCATGTGACCAGCGTCTGGATAGAAATTCAGGGTCTTTGAACTTACTGCCCCAACTTGACTTGGCGGCGTTCACTTTGACACCGAAATTCTTGTTCAGATACCCGGCAAGGTCATCACGGTCAACTTCAATGTGACTAAATATGATGTTATCATCACCCATGATGCACATATCAACGTGATTAACAGGGATATCACGAGCGAAGAGATATGTTAAAATCATGAGACGGTTAACCAATGTATCCACAATTTGAGTAAACATCGAACCTGATGGTACACCTTTTTCGGAATATCTCAACTTACCATTACCGTCAATAAATACTTTATTACAGAAGTCTTTCACCATAATCCAGTACAGTTCAGTATCATGGTTACGGTCATACCTAAACATCTCTTCAATGATTTCAAAGACATCATAAATCAACCATTTAGAGATGGATTGGTCGAATTTCGAATAGTCTATACTCAACCAATGTTGATATTGATGTCTCCACTTGTTCATTAGAGACATGATTACCTGGTCACTCTTTCCGCCCGCGTACCAAAGATACTTAGACATCTCAGCTTGAACAGGTTTAGACCATCTCATTTCAGTAATGATTTCGCGCAGTGATTTCATCGAAACAAGACGAGTCTTGTTCTTGAAAACGCCAGTGAAGTTACCTTCCTCATCAAAAGGCATCGACGCTTGCGTCCGCGTACCAATCATTATAGGCATGCCGAAACTTCCGTTTTCCTTCGCTTCCTTCTCAGCTTTTAGTGATAGAGCATAGATATCCTCCGCATACTCACCCTTCTTACGAAGTCCCGTTACTAAGTAATCAGAACCGGCATGGGTGTCTTTCTTCGGAAGACTAGCCATAATATCATCGTTTCCGCGATATGTCAGGCTGCTAAGATGAGCATAGCGCAACTCGTCAAGGAGATGCTCTTTTGCCTTTTTGTAATTCCTATTCCATCCGAAGTAAGTATGGTTACTTTCCTCGAATCTTGAAAGTTGTTCCTCGATTTGAGCGTACTCATACTTTGAGGTTGAATAATGAATAGAATCAGCCTGCGCTATAACCTCTTCCATATCATATCCTTCCCTTAAATATTTGCTAATCAAATCTCGGATACGGCTATCGAAATGCATCGGATCTCTATCCTTAGATAGAGTAGATGCGTATTCTTTGACTATTTTTTGCTGGGGTAAGTCGGACCCACATGTGAATTGCCATGACTTTTCGCTAGTCATAGAACACTTCACTCCTTCCTTAGGATAGTTTGGCAAGTTCGACCCTTGCCTT